ATCAATTGCGTTATTGATTTTTCTTGCCATCAAAGACTCGCGTCTGTTTGTCCAGTCAGTAGCCTCATTGACAAATTGTCTTAGCAATTCAGTATCGTCAATGGATTTGGCTTGTGCAATCAAGTTACCATCTGCATCTTCTACCAATACACCAAGCCTAATTGCTTCTTTGCGAATAGGTGCAACATTTGGTGCAACGCCTTCAAAACGCTGAACATCTGCCGCAGTTGTTGCCAACTCATTCAAAGTAACTGGCTCAAGCATAGAACCATCTTCTCTAGCCTTGGTATAGGCATCACGAATTTTTCTTCTTTGTACTTCAGCTTTATTGACTACAGCTTTATCTACGGCTTTGCCAATGTCTCTTGCATCTGCCAGCATTGGTTCAGTACGGTCAACCATTGCATCAAATTGCTGAATTAAATTTGCTGTTTGATTGCTGACTCGTTCACGCAAAGGTGCGCCAGCCTCACCTAATTTTGCAGTCTCTTTTTCAAACTGTAAGTCTGCAAAATTCCTTGTCCTCTGACCAGCAGTTAATCCAGCAGGGCCGACAAAGCCTAATTGTTCGGCAGTTGTTACTCTTTGTAAATCTGCTGGTGTTGCTGCCGCACCAACAGAAACCCTTGCACCAGCCGCTGTTGGTGTCGTTGGGGTCTCCATACCTAAAGTCTCACGAACGACTGTTGTAGCCGCTTGTATTGGCTTTGCGATAGCCTCTCCAGTTGCTTGTGCTGCTTGCCGTGCCGCAACCGCACCACGCTGGGCTGTTGCTTGCGTAATCGGGGCGGCACTTCTAATTGCTTGTGCGGTCGCAGTAGGTGCTGCAATAGTTGGCAAAACAGGCGGTAAAACTTCACCCAAAAATTGACCAGTAGCCTGCACCATTTCTTGGCCTGCTTCTGTCCTTGGTTGATAAGTTAAAGCCTGCGCTCCTTCTGCTGCTGCTTTTTCAACCGCACGTGCTGCTTGTGGTGTACCAAACTCACCAGATAAAATTTGCTCAGTCAGACCTTTGCCAGCACCAATAATTGTCCCTAGCGTACCGCCTGTTGCGGCTGTCCCCAAAGTCAGGGCGGTTTCACCAGCACCAATAATACGACCTAGCACACTTGGTGTTGGTGGTACAGGCGCAAGTTGCTGTCGAGTACGAGCAGTGGTTTCTTCTGCTTTTGCAATTTGATAAGCCTGCGCCACAGTATCAAACGCAGGCGTACCACGTTTATCCGAGTTTCTTACAATCCATGCTGCGTATTCGTCTGCGGTTGCCATTTATTGACCTCCAGCCAAAATTGCATCTGCCGCTGATCGAATGTTATTTTGTGCTGCCATTGGTTGCGGGCTTCTGGGTGTTGGGATTTGTTCAACTAATGATGTCTGCGTTCTAGGGTCATATTTTTTCGTTACATCATCAATAATTCGTGTTGAAAAATCATTGAAATTTTCACCTGCTTTTGCCGCATAGTCACCAGCAACAAAAGTATTCTTAGCTCGTGCCAAAGACCCATTATTATTGGTCAGCCAATCTGTTTTGGCGTTATTGATTGAAGCATCAATGTCTTGCAACTTAGCCATGCCACGCAAAAAGCTCGATAAATCTGAGGCTGATGCGGTCTCGCTTGGGAAACCACGCAATGCCAAGGCAATGTCTCGATCAGTTGCAGGGCCTGGCGGCAAGGATTTTATAGCCGCTGTATTTCTAAGCCGTGTGTATTCTTGGCGCAGTTGTGTCATGCCACCCTGAAAACCAACACCTCTTTTCAGGTAATCAGATGCGCTTGAAAACACACCATAACCACCACCCTCAGCTTCAAGACGTTTTGCTAGATCATTAAATTGACCAGCGGATTGTCTAGATGTTGCCGCTGCAACAGCAGATTCATTTATTAGTTTCTTTGTATCTGCTGGCACTTCATTTAATTTTTGACCAACAGATGCTAATTTTTCAGCCACAGTTGCGGCAACTTCTTGTGTTTTTAAATTAAGTTGTGCTGAACGATCACTAATTTGGCTTTTGAGATTTTTAACATCCCAATTGCTTTTTTCAAGAATGGCAAGTTGTTGCTGCTCTGCAAATTGCGCCTCAACTTTGGCTTTATTTGCATCTGCCGTTGCTTTTGCAGCATCAGCGGCTGCTTTCTCTGGTGCATTTTTAGCTGTTTGCTGTGCTACGGTGGCATCTGCCACGGCTTTGTCTGCTTTAGCTATAGCTTCTTTTAATGCACTTGGCTGTAGGGCTTCTGCTCTTTGTGTTGATAATGCCTTGTCAGCATTTTCAAGAAAATCTTTACCGCCAGGCAGAATAGCAGTCATTACTCCAACTGTTGCTTGAGCACCTGTTGGATTGAGTTCAATCATCTGCAAATATGTTTCTGCGGCCTTGGCATCTTGCTCACGACCTGAATTGCGGAATGCTCCTGCCTGTTCTTTCAATAGATTTTTTGCAATATCAATTTGACCAGACTTTACTGCTGAATAAACTTGTGCTGCATTGCGAAGTGAAGTTTGTTGTTGCTCCACTGTCAGCATTTCAAAAGATTTCCTAACATTTTCTGCTTGATCTTTTGGCAAGAATGCAGAGGCTTTCGCATAATCTGTGGCGGTGGCATTAGGATTTTTAAATAAATTTGCAAGTTCAGTTTGAGCTGTTTGCGCTCTTTCTCTAGCTTGCTGTGCTGCTTGAACTTCAGCAATACCAGCGCCAAGTTTGAACCCGCCCAAAGCAGACTCGAATGGACTTTGCACATCCACTGTGTAATCAATCGGGCGCATTAAAGGGTTAATCGTTGCCATGTTCTAATCCTTAAAACCCAAGTCCTGGAGTTTTTCCTGCACCATATTGGAAACCTAGCAGTTGACCAGGCAAGTTAAATAATTGTCCATAAGCTCTCGCTTGACCGATCTCACCACCAGCCCGTGCAGCACCCTGTTGAGCAAGTAAATTTGCCACATTTGTGCCAGTAGTTATGCCCTGTGCGCCAACACCAGCCGCAGATGCTTGACCTATTTTTAGCAAATTAGCTTCTGTTTCACGACCAATATCTGAGAAACCACCAAGTCTTCCGTATTGCCGCTCAATTTCCTGTTCCAACATTTGTGGTCTAAATTGAGCCAATGCCGCTTGGATATTGCCACCACGCAATCCACCTGTCGCAGATGCACGTTGCAATAATGCTTCTTCACCAGATCGCACTCTGGCTTGAAAACCACCACCCTGTTCAATTTCTGCAATCGCTGCAGCCTGTCTCTCAGGGCCAAGAACACCAGCTAATGCTTGCTGTTGTTCAAATGCTTTTGGCCCTGCTTCAGCATATGCTTTATAACCAGCTATAGCTGGCGCACCTACCTCTACATAGGGTTTTAAAATCGCCTGTAAAGCATCAAATTGTCTGCGTTGCTCTTCAATGCCTGCTTGGGCTGCACCAGACTGAATGTCTGCGGCCTCGCCAGCGGCTTTGGCTTGCATTGAACTGCCGATAAGTTGGCTTCCACCAACGACTAGGGCTGTGACTGGATCAGGCATCGCCAAACTCCTTCATGTAATCTTCAAAAGTTTCGCCATACAAAGCCATCACATGATGACCATATTTTGTGGCATATCCAGCACCATGTATTAGCGAAACGGTCATTAAAATCAAATCGTAATATCCGGCTCGCCAAACAAACGATTTGGCATCTGCCTGTTTATTGCGCTCTGCCGTGTCCGAGGCTTGCCACTTGAGAATCATTGTCGCCAGCAATGGCGTTAAATGGGCGCTATTAGCAATAAAAAATGTATTCTGGTGCATACCCACCAGTGTGTTCCAAATGGTCGCATTGAGGTCTTCTCGTGCCACTTGGTCGCCATCTGCTACATCATCAAAGACTTGGATTGAGTCATAGACCATCATCAGCCAATCAATGGCTGGTTGGGGTAGCATAAAAACCTTGGTCAGGTTTTCTCGCAGTCCATTGGTCATCCACAACTCCTAATTAGGGCAGGCCGCTGGATGCCAGAACTCAGCGGCTTGATTTTCGCACAAATTGACAAAAGGTCAATCCTCATATTCTCTGTCTTCCCAAGCCTGACAAACCCGCATATCGTTGCAGATGAAGTTCAGCTTTTCGCAGTAACCCCTAAACCCTGCGCCCCTGTCATAAGCCGCCATTGGGATGCGCTCAATTCTGACTTGGGTCATAAAGCTGTTGTCGTAATACTCGCAGTTTGAGCAATGCTTGCGTCTTGCGTCTTTTTCATCGCATTGCATCGCCTCTGCCAAACCAGCGTAGAACTCCTTATTTGCGCCAGGCTCATTGGTGGGCATTTCAGGGCCATAGTTCCAATCAGCAACAGCAACGGCATAGTTCTTTTTATTCTCTGCGTTGGTCAAAAATTCTTCTTCCATCGGCAAGCCATTAAAGCCCCGTGGGATAACCATAAATTCTTTCATTTCTAGCTCCTTATGAAATTTCTCGGCCTGATGCTCGGATGGTGAGGGATGTTGCTGCCCCTGCGATTGTGGAAATAAAACCACCAACGTCTAATGCTTGACCCACTAATTCAGGACAGGTGTAGGTCTCATCTGGCACGATGGTGCGTGTGTCGATAATCAGGTTTGATGCGCCTGCCGTTCCGCCACTTGTTACCAAGTTGCAACTGAAAGTCACATTGTTGGCACTGGTATTGGTCACCGTAAACTTGTCAATAATTGCTTTGACATTTGTTGCGGTATATTGGGTGGTTTGGCTATTCTCTGCCTGTTTTGCAGGGATTAGCACTTTTACTGTAACTGTCATTGGACACCTCCGATGTTGTTGTTGACTGTGAGAATTATGGATGGAATGCCTGGGTGAGGTGCAGCCGCAGCAAAAGCAGCAATTTCAACACTAAGACTTGTGGTTGAAAACATCAATTCAACATAATCATTGGCTTTTAAGTCAAAAAAGTAATTCAGCGATGAAAAAATCTCAGCATCATTTCCCTGAATCCTGATTTGGCTTGCGCTATCTGGCACATCCACACCGTTTAGACGAAACCAAAAATAGAACTCTGCCGTGCCGCCAGTAGTCTTATCCAACTGGAACGAGGTGTCAAAGTTGTAGATTCCCTCACTATCCACTACGATTCTTGATGTTGGAGTTCCAATAAATACCCCATTGCTCAGATCAGTGTTGTTGAACGTGATGGCTTTAGCTGTGTTAATTGTGGTAGCTGTCTGGGTGGTGGTGTCGTAAAACGAACCATATCTTGCTCGTTTGAACTCCCTTGGTGGTGGGGTCATCTGTAAACCCTCAACAGATTTATTAAGTTTGTCCACCAATGCCAAAGCCTGATTTGCTTTACTTTCAGCCAATGCAACAGTCACTGCAGTTTCTTGCGCCAACAATGCGATTCTGTCTAGTGCATCTTGTGCCTTTGCGTTCAATGCTGCATCATTAACATTAGTCTCTTGCGCTAAAGCAATGATCTGCGCTAATGCTGAATTTGCGCTAGCCGATGCATTGTCTGCCTGATACTCAAAGTCAGTCCCAACAATAACTTGCAAAGTATCAACAGTAGAAAACAATAATTCAAACTGTCTGATCTGTTGCTGATCGGTGAGGAATTCCGCAAGCTGGTCACGGGTCAAGTTTAATCTGCGGGAAACAGGTGCGGTTGCCATCAGTATGCCAATGCCTCAATCTGGGCTTCTAAGCGCACATAGGACACATGGGCATCACTATCACCACGGAAACGCTGGATGCGCCAGTTTCTCATATGACCCTGCTGAAACCATGCAAGGCGCTTTTGGCGGTTGCCAATCGTGCCAACAGAGATAAACTTTTCCTGTGAATAAGTCTGCCCATCTAGTGAGTAGCTGGTGCTAATTTTCGGGTTTTTGCCCAATGCAATGCTACCCGTAAGGCTCACAAGTTCCATCTCATTAAATATTGCCCCATTACTCTCGTTGTAGACAATCAATGTGCCAAACTCCCAACGTACTTGCTGACCCCAATGGTGGCCTGTATCTTGTACCAAGTAACCGATATTGGTGGATTGCGGATCACCCACCATCCACTTGTCATAGACCCAAACTAAGTTTCTTGCTAAGTATTGTGCAAACCCATTTAGAGTTGTGGTCAGTGTGAACCAGACAGGAGTCTGTAATGCCTCAGATGCTGATGCGTCATAAACTATGGTGCGATCAGGCAAATGCACATAAAGGTGTTCGTGGTTCTTGTCGTTTCTAGCCTCTAACTTGACCAAAGCTAATTGAGCCTCGGTGTATTCCAACAAAAGATTGTCAATTTCCTGAGTGCTGATCTTTTGAGTTGTTGCCGCAGCGCCCACGTAGATACTTGGTGCTTCATTTCTTGCGCTGCCTAAAAAAGCAATACGGTCAATAAAGACACAGCAAGCAAATGTTCCAACAACGCCCTTTTGGATTTGTGCGCCATCAATTCGTGCAAATGGGAACAACTCACCGCCTATGTTGTCGAACACCTCAATCGTGTTGCGATTCAGGGCAAAGACTTCATTTCGCAACTTTAGTAGCGCAACCACTGGGTCTGGGTCAACTTCAGAACTACCATATTTCAGCGGATTGACTTGTGTTGGGTCTGACAATTCTGTGACGATCAAAAACTCGCCATCTGTGGTCATAAAGTAACCATCTATCCACACCACATCAAGCACCAATCCCAAATCGGGGTCAGTTACTTGCGTCAGAGTTGTGCCATTCCAGTAATACAAGCGCCCACCGGATGCAATCGCAAGTAAATCAAAGCTGTAATCAAATGTCACCAGTTGATCTATTGGCCCACCAACATCGCCCAGCACGGTTACTATGCCTGCGCTGTCGATCTCCACCAACTTTGTACCCATGACTCGATATAACTGACCTCTCCAGTTGATGCCGCCTCGGTCAACGCCTGGCCCTGTACCGTTTGCCACAATCCCATCGCCTGGTCGCAGAAACCCATTACTGATGCCTGACTGCTTTGGCACAGGCACAAGATTCACTGGGTACGATGTACGCAGTTCAGGGGTGCTGTCGGTGTAGATACCGTTCAAGATAGGGATTTGCATCACTTGGCCTTATCT